ACATTAAAGTAATATATCTTTTATGTATAAATAATTATTTATATTTAACATATAAGTTACTTTAAAGTATAAGGGTGTCTTAAGAAATTTGTGTCCCAAAGGATAAACACAATGGACGTTGAAACGAAGGAAGATTTGTCTACCCCTAAATTAGGGCCTAAGGGTGGTCGTATCGGTAGACCCAAGAAGGCTGATATTGTCTCCAAGAAGAAGGGTAACCGTGGGTTGGTAGGTCGTCCGGCAGGTGACGCAGCTCGTATTAACGAATTCAAGGCTCGGTTGCTTGGAACCACTGGCGATAAGGTGATTACCAAAATCATCGAGATTGCCATGAATGACGATCATCCTGGTCAAATGGCTGCGTTGAAGTTCGCTGGTGAGCGAATCCTGCCTATGAGCGCTTTTGAGGCTGCGAAACAGGCAGGCAGTACCCCTACCATTCAGATCAACGTTTCGGGGCTTGTAGGGCCTTCTAGCAGCCTTCCTGAGCCTGTTGTAACCATAGATGATGTCACGGATGTTGAGGTTAAGGAATAATGGCTGAACTTAACTTTCAGCTATTGAAGTGGCAACAACAAGTATTTGCATCGACTAAACGATTTAAGGTAGTGGCAGCAGGACGCCGCTGTGGTAAGTCCAGGTTGTCTGCGGTGACTTTGTTGATTGAGGCTTTGAACTGTCCTGAAGGCTCTGCGGTCATGTACATTGCACCCACCTTGGGGCAAGCAAGATCCATTATCTGGGACTTGTTGCATGAGCTTGGTAGGCCAGTGATTAAGTCCAGTCACGTGAACAATCTTGAGATCACGTTGGTGAACGGACGTAAGATTCTTGTACGTGGAGCTGATAATCCTGACTCTTTGCGAGGAATGTCTCTGACTTATGTCGTCCTAGATGAGTGTGCATTCGTTAAACAAGATGTTTGGGAAAAGATTATCCGAGCTTCTTTGTCTGACAAAAAAGGTAGAGCATTGTTCATTTCCACTCCTTCTGGGAGGAACTGGTTTTACGATGTTTACCAGTTAGGTCAGAAAGAAGATGATGAGTGGAAGAGCTGGCACTTTACCACCAAGGACAATGAAACCATTGATCCTAAGGAAATTGAGGCTGCTCAAAAGACTTTAAGCTCCTTTGCTTTTAAGCAGGAATACCTTAGCTCCTTTGATACCGCTGGTGCGGATGTATTCAAGGAAGAGTGGTTTAAGGAAGCAAAAGAGCCTCAGTATGGGGCTTACTATGTTGCTGTAGACTTGGCTGGATTTGAGGATGTGGCTAAAAGTGCAGGTGCAGCCAAGAAGAGGCTTGATGAAACTGCTATTGCTATTGTTAAGCTTTTGGATAATGGTGATTGGTGGGTACACAGCATTGAACATGGTAGATGGGACATTCGGCAGACTGCTGTGAATATCCTGAAGACGATCAGGGACTTTCAACCGAGTGCAATCGGTATTGAGCGAGGGGCATTGAAGAATGCTGTATTGCCATACCTTAACGATTTGATGAGGAAGAACAACATCTATGCTCACATTCACGACCTTACGCACGGAAACAAAAAGAAGGTTGACCGAGTTGTCTGGGCACTGCAAGGACGTATGGAACATGGTCGAATCAGCTTTAATGAGGCTGAAGACTGGACTGAGTTCAGGGATCAACTCATCATGTTCCCTACCTCTAATGTGCATGATGACTTAGTGGATGCTTTGAGTTATGTCGATCAGTTAGCGATTGCTAATTACAACGCTGACTACGAAGATGATGGTTATGAAGTTTTAGACCCTATAAGTGGATACTGATATGCTTAAACGTGGTAAAGAAGAGTTCTCCGGTTACAACAAACCTAAACGTACTCCTGGTCATCCAACTAAATCTCACGCTGTTCTGGCTAAAGAGGGTGATGAGGTTAAGCTGATTCGCTTTGGTCAACAAGGCGTTGAAGGTTCTCCTGACGGGTCTGCCCGTAACAAGTCCTTCAAAGCTCGACACGCTGAGAACATCTCCAAAGGGAAGATGTCTGCTGCGTATTGGAGCAATCGTACAAAATGGTAACAAAAGGTTTAGATGGTCGTTGGTATAAGTCTTGTCCTTCATGCGGAAGCATGCAAAGCTATCTACGAAAAAATTATGCTGAAGAATCGTTAAAAGCTAACAAAGAATGCAAAGCTTGTTCAAATAAAAAAACAGACAACTGTCACAGAGGATTTTATCAAGACATACGTTTATCTTGGTTTAATAAATTTCAATCTGGGGCTGAACTAAGGAATATTTCTTTTACTATAACGATTGAATATATCTGGGAAGTATTTAAAGAACAGGATTACCAATGTGCTTTGACAGGGTGGCCTATCGGATGGGCAGAGGTGGGATCAAATCATACAGCGTCTATTGATAGAATTGACTCTGACAAAGGGTATGTAGTTGGAAATGTCCAGCTAGTGCACAAAGATGTAAACATGGCTAAGCAACAGTATTCTCAAGACTACTTTATAGAAATGTGTAAAGCAGTTTCTGACAAAGTTAAATGGTAAGGAAACAAATGGAAAACAACCAATTTGAAGAACCAACAGAGTCCGATAAGGAGCTGGTATCTTTTGTGACGGATCACGTTACTCGTTGGCGTGATTATCGGGATACGAACTTCTTGGATGCTTGGCTTGAGTACGAGCGTATCTTCCGTGGTCAGTGGGCTGCTGAGGATAAAACCCGTGATTCAGAGCGTAGTCGTATCATCTCCCCTGCCACGCAGCAGGCGGTAGAAACCCGACACGCTGAGATCATGGAAGCTATCTTTGGTCAAGGTGAGTTCTTTGACATTGAGGATGACATCAAGGATGTGGACGGCAATCCTTTTGATGTGGAAGCAATCAAGAATCTGTTGATGGAAGACTTCAAGAAAGACAAGATTCTGAAGGCCGTGGATTCCATTGAACTCATGGCAGAGATCTATGGCACAGGCATTGGCGAGATCATCGTCAAGACTGAAAAAGAGTTCACTCCTGCCACTCAAATGATTCCTGGTGTTTCTGGAGCTGCTGCGATTGGGGTTAAGGAGACTGACCGTATTGCAGTCAAACTCAAGCCTGTTAACCCTAAGAACTTCTTGATTGACCCCAACGCTGACAGCATTGAAGAGGCTTTGGGTGTTGCCATTGAGAAGTATGTGTCTATCCACAACGTGGTTAAGAACATGGAGAATGGAACCTATCGTAAGGTTGACATTCAAGGCTCAGGTGATGATCCTGATCTGGATCCTACGCAAGAGGTTCAGCAATACCAAGATGACAAGGTTAAGCTGTTGACCTATTATGGTTTGGTTCCTCGTGAGTATCTGGAAGGTTTGGAGAATGATGGTGAAGAGGTTGAAGACCTGTTCCCTGAAGAGTCCGTGGCTGATGAATATTCGGATCTGGTTGAAGCCATCATTGTGATCGCTAATGACAGCCAGTTGCTGAAAGCTGAAGCGAATCCTTACATGATGAAGGATCGTCCTGTGATCGCCTATCAGGATGACACGGTTCCTGGCCGCTTCTGGGGTCGTGGCACGGTTGAGAAGGCCTACAACATGCAAAAGGCTGTTGATGGTCAGCTCCGTGCTCATATGGACTCTCTGGCCCTTACAACGGCTCCTATGATTGCCATGGATGCCACTCGTATGCCTCGTGGCGCTAAGTTTGAAATCAAGCCTGGAAAGGCTCTACTCACCAACGGTGCTCCTAGCGAGATTCTGTTCCCGTTCCACTTCGGTCAAACGGACGGTAATGCAGCAGCAGCGGCTCAGAACTTTGAGCGTATGCTCTTGCAAGCAACTGGTACTGTTGATTCAGCTGGCATGCCATCTAATGTTCCGAGGGACGCTGGAGCTGGTGGCATGTCGATGGTTATGGCAGGCATCATCAAGAAGTACAAGCGTACCTTGACGAACTTCCAAGAAGACTTCTTGATTCCTTTCATTAACAAGGCTGCATTCCGTTACATGCAGTTTGATCCTGAGCGTTATCCGTCTGTGGATATGCAGTTCATTCCGACTGCTACGTTGGGTATCATGGCTCGTGAGTACGAACAACAACAGTTTATTGGCTTGTTGCAGACCCTTGGCCCTGACACGCCTGTGTTGCCTGTGATCCTGAAAGGTATCTTGCAGAACAGCTCTCTGTCGAATCGTGCTGAACTTATGCAAATGTTGGAGCAGATGAGCCAACCCAATCCTGAGGCACAGCAGGCAGCATTGATGCAGCAGCAGGCTCAGATGCAACTTGTACAGGCTCAGGTGGCTGAGTTGCAGTCCAAGGCTGCTAAGCAGGCTGCGGAGGCTCAGAAGGCCTCTGTTGAGGCTCAGTTGGCTCCTCAAGAGGCTCAGGCCAAGGTTGTAGCTGCTTTGAGCACTAACTTGCAAGATAACGCTGAGTCTAAGGACTTTGAGCGTAGAGTCAAAATTGCTGAATTGAGCTTGAAAGAGAAGGAAATTGACCAAAACGTAGAGGTTGTGAGGATGCAGACAGCAGGTAAGCGACTGAGTTCTCGTAAAGACTTGGAATTGTTGAAAAAAGCTGAAGGTATGCTATGACACTAAACGATATTGTTAATGCCGATGCTTCTGAGGAAGCAAAACTGACAGCAATGGCGATGCTTTTGACCAAGCTTTTAGGCTCTGTAGAGGCTCGTTTGAACGAGTTTTCAACGGTTACTGGCCCTAAAGGGGATAAAGGCGACAAAGGCGATAAGGGAGACAAGGGAGATCCTGGTCAGGATGGACGCCAAGGGGTGGATGGACAACCTGGACGAGACGGACGAGATGGTGTAGACGGTAAAGACGGCCCTCAGGGTATCTCTGTTGTTGACGCTCGTGTGGACTTTGACGGGAAACTGCTGCTAACTCTCTCTAACGGTGCTGAAATTGACGCAGGTGAGATCATTATCCCTGAAAGCAGTGCCATGATGGTGAATAAATACAACGCATCCACGTATAAGAACTATACCGCCAGTGTTTTGAGCATTACTGGATACGTGGAGATCACCGATGATAAAGGAATTGCACGAAAGTTAGCAGTTGTTGCATAAAAATGCTTGACAATGTACACTTTTTAGTGTATGCTACGTTATTATTAATACATAGGTTCTCCTAATGGATAAAGAACTACAGATTTACTACGAAGAACAGTTTTCGATGATGTCCACCAAAGGGTGGGCTGATTTGTTAGAGGATTTCCAGAAGTTAAAGTCCAATTTGAACGATTTATCTACTGTCGCTGATGCTCAACAGCTTTTTTACCGTCAAGGACAGTTAGACATTCTTAATTTGGTACTTCAACGTAAGGAAATGTGTGAGAAAGTCTACGAGGAGCTTGAAGATGAAAAGAATCTTTGAGTTCATGTGTGACGATGCTCACATTTCGGAGGCATTGGTTGATGATAGCGTCCGAGTATGGCCTTGTGTCCACTGCTCACAAGATGCTTCTCGCATTATCTCCAAACCCAGAGTAAGGTTAGAGGGTATTACAGGTGACTACCCAACTGCCTATGACGCTTGGGAGCGTAAGAGAGCTGAGAAATTGGCGATTGAGCGCAAACAAAACGGAACAGAAGACTTTGCTTAAGTTCGTTCCATTCTAAAAATTACTCCTAGAACCGTTAATTCGGCAGGAAAGAGGTGGGTATGGCATTATTTGACGATGAAATCGAGCAGCCTAGTGAATTTGAGGCTGAAGAACAGAAACAACAAGCTGCTGAGGTAAAACAAGAGGCAGCACCAGAGCAAGAAGCTCCCAAGATTCCCGAGAAATATGCGGGCAAGAGTCTTGATGAGATTATTAAGATGCACCAAGAGGCTGAAAAGCTTATTGGTAGGCAGGCTCAGGAGGTTGGAGAGGTTCGGAAGCTTGCAGACGAATTGATTAAGCAAAAACTTGAGAGTAAGACACCAGAGCCTACTGTAAATGAAACTGAGATAGATTTCTTTGAGAATCCTCAGAAGGCTATTCAGAAGTCAGTTGAGACACATCCAGACGTGGTTGCAGCTAAACAAGCTGCTGCTGAGTTTAAACGGATGCAAGTTCAACAGAAGCTGGCGCAGAAGCATCCTGACTTTGGAAACATTGTTCAAGATTCAGAGTTTGCTGATTGGGTTAAATCTAGCCCTGTTCGCATTGGACTCTATGCTAAGGCTGACGGTGAGTTTGATTTCGATGCTGCTGATGAGTTGCTTTCTACGTTCAAGCAGATCAAGGGCGTAAAGAGTCGGAAAGTAGAGGAAGCTGGTGAGGAAACTCGCAAGCAGAACTTGAAAGCTGCCGCTGTTGATGTGAGTGGAACTGGTGAATCAAGTAAAAAAGTCTATCGCCGTGCCGACCTGATCCGGCTACAACTAACCGATCCTGACCGTTATCAGCAACTACAGCCTGAAATCTTCAAGGCTTATTCTGAAGGCAGGGTTAAATAAATTAACTTTTCAAGGAAACTTTTAAAATGGCAACTACTTTTGCAGGCACTAATGCCGTAACGACCACTTCCGCAGCTAACTTCATTCCTGAAATTTGGAGTGATGAAATTGTTGCAGCGTATAAGAAAAACCTGGTGATGGCAAACCTGGTTAAGAAGATGAACTTCCGTGGCAAGAAAGGTGACACCGTTCACATTCCTAGCCCCGCTCGTGGTTCCGCTTCTGCCAAGGTTGCAGCTAACACCGTGACGTTGATTGCTGAGAGCAACAGCGACATCTCTGTGTCTATCGCTAACCACTACGAATACTCGCGTTTGATCGAGGACATCGTGGAAGCTCAAGCTTTGGCTAGCTTGCGTGGTTTCTACACGGAAGATGCTGGCTACGCTCTGGCTAAGCAAGTTGACTCCAGCCTGATCGCTTTGGGTCGTGGTTCTAACGGCGGTAACGCTGCTAACCAGCAATACACTGGTGGTTTGATCGGTTCTACCGGCGCTGCTTACACCTACAGCTCGTCTAACGCTGCTGCTATCGCTGACGCTGGTATCCGTAAGGCTATCCAAGTGTTGGATGATAACGATGTGCCGATGGACGGTCGTTCTCTGGTTGTTCCTCCGGTTGCTCGTAACAGCATGTTGGGTATCAACCGCTTCACCGAGCAGGCTTATCGTGGCAACGGTAACACCTTGGTGAACGGTGAGTTCGGTGACATCTATGGCGTGAAGGTCTATGTGTCCACCAACTGCGATACCACCGCTGCTTCGACCCCTGACAAGGTGGCTCTGTTGTTCCAGCGTGACTTCGCTGTGTTGGTTGAGCAGCTGGGTGTGCGTACCCAGACGCAGTACAAGCAAGAATTCCTTGCTAACCTGCTGACCGCTGACACGCTGTATGGCGTGGCTGAGCTGCGTGACAAGAACTGTGTCCCGTTGATCGTTCTGGCTTAATAACTATAACTCGTTAAGAGCTTGCGCCCCTAAGGCTCCATCTCAAAAGGATGGAGTCCTTTTTAAAGAGCCCTACGGGGCTTTTCAGAAAGGATAGATGATGGCAACATTCAAGATGATTGACAATGACGATCCTAACCGTTATGCGGTTGTGGTTGGAGAGGGTGATATTAAGAGCTTCATGGATAACCCTGAGTGGGTATTGGTTCCTGAGGTTCCTGCTGAGGAGGCTCCTAAGAAGGCTCCTAAGGCCAAGAAAGAAGAAGAGTAATGTTTACTTTCCCGTCAGTTTACATTACGTTGCCCAATGGCGCTACCGCAATGGTGGTAGGGGAAATCACAAGCGTGACGGGTTTGCAGGCATGGATTGATTACATTCCTGTAACGATCACTCAATCCACTGCTGCTGCTAAGCGAAATACCTTTGACTATGATGGTGCTATCAATGCTCAGCTCTTGGGCAGCGTTAGCGGTTTAACTGCGGGTATTGACTACGTTAAAGTCTATCAGGTTACTTCTGGTACGCCTTGGATTGACTATATTCCTTTGTATGACTACCAAGCTGGTGGTGCAATCAATCTGTTGCTTGAGAGCGGGGATGACTTCCTGCTTGAAGACGGTTCACTAATTCTCCTAGAGGGCTAATATGGCTGACACTAAAATATCGGGTTTAACAGCCCTTACAGGGGCTAACACAGCCTCTGGTGATTTGTTGACTATTGTGGACATTAGCGATTCCACGATGGCTGCTAGTGGTACTAACAAGAAGATTACGCTGACTGAGCTTCAGAGTGCTCCTGTGTCTGGTGGTACGGCTAACGGAGTGTTGTACCTTAACGGCTCTAAAGTTGCTACAAGTGGCTCTGCTCTGGTCTTTGATGGGACGAATTTGGGTGTTGGTGTAACTCCAAATACAACAATATGGTCTGGAGATGAAACTCGTTTAGTTGTAAAGGGAACAGGGTCTTCTTATGCTGGAACTTTTGCGGTTCAAAGCAAAGGAACAAATAATGCAGTAACTGGATATTTTATTGCCAATGATATTGTTAATACTGTTGTTTTAGGATCAAGAACAAATACTCCAGTTGTTTTCAATACTAATGACACCGAAGCCATGCGCCTCACCAGCACAGGGTTAGGTATTGGTACTAGCACTGTATCTTACGCTTTGTCGTTAAGAAAAGACCCGTCATCCAGTTCTACACAAATGCTGCAAATTGATCCTTCTACAAGGAGTAATTCAGCATACTTGCAATTCAACAACAACGGCTCTGGTACGTTTAATATTGGTAGAGCAGATAGTGCTGGTGGTTTTGCTGGACCTACTATTTCTGCTTACGATTCCTTTATTTGGAACACGGGCGTTCAGAACATTTTGTTCGGTACTAACAATACAGAACGGATGCGTCTTGACTCCTCCGGCAACCTAGGTATTGGTACTAGTAGTCCTGGTCAAAAGTTGACTGTTACTGCTTCTAGCGGAGATTTAGCACAGTTTCAAAATAGTGTATCTTATGGTACGGTATTGCAAATAAATGCAACTGGAACTGGTGGAAGAAACTGGAAACTTCACGCAACTGCAAATGGAGATGGTGTTGTTGGTGGAGGATATTTCAGCATTATTGACTCTACTGCAAATGCTTATCGACTAAATATAGACTCCTCCGGTAACCTCGGATTGGGAGGAACCTCTTTTGGAAGTGGTGTAAAAGTATTATTCTTGGCTAACGCAACTGCTCCTAGTTCAAACCCAACAGGTGGCGGTATTTTGTATGTTGAAAGTGGTGCATTGAAGTTCCGTGGTTCTTCTGGAACTGTAACAACCATCGCTAACGCTTAATCTTAAAAGGAAAAACCATGACTATCTCTTGGAAAATCTCTCAACTCGATCGTCAAACCTCTAATGGGTTTGTAACCACTGCTCACTGGCAATGCGTTGGTGTGGATGGTGATGTGTCTGACTCGGTGTATTCCACCTGCTCTTGGACTGGTGAGCCTGCAACTCCTTATGAGAGCCTGACTCAAGATGTAGTCTTGGGTTGGATTTGGGAATCTGTGGACAAAGACGCCACCGAGGCTGCTGTGCAAGCCAAGATTGATGCTCAGAAGAATCCTGTCACTGCTACTGGACTTCCTTGGTAAACTATGGTATGCTCCTGGTTTAACTTAAGGAGCTATTATGATTAACCTTTCTTTTGAACTCAGCGAAATCCAACACTTGTTGAGCCTTCTTGGTAATCTTCCCACGCACACAGGTGCTTATCCATTGGCGGTGAAGATTAAAGAACAAGCAGAGGCTCAACTTCCAGCACAAGAAACACCACAAGAGAACTAAATGGCTTCAAAAGCTTTTGCAGATTTAATCACGTTCACACGAGGCTCTAGTGCTACTCGTGTGAACTCTAGCGGCTATATTGAAACAGTAAGTTCAGACGTTGCTAGGATTGATTATGATCCTATTAGTCGTGAGTCGCGTGGTTTGCTGTTGGAGCCTGCTTCAACTAATTTAGTTAAATACTCTGAAGCACTGAATTCAGTGACTTGGTCTACTTCTAGTACATCAGTAACCACTAATGCTGATACAGCTCCGACTAATGAAGTTACGGCAGATAAACTTTATGAGTTAGCTGTTAATAATTACCACATTATTGCTACTAACTCTATTGCTTTTACGTCCGGTACTAAATATACGTTTTCTGTGTATGCTAAAGCAGCAGAAAGATCAACATTTCAGTTAATTATTTCCAGCACAATTTTTGCTTCTTTAACTGCGTTTGCTAACTTTAATCTTGCTTCAGGCACAGTAGGGACTAAAGGATCAGATATAGAATCTTCATCTATTGTATCTGTAGGAAACGGATGGTATCGTTGCACAATGTCAACAAAAGCGTCTCCTGTAACGGATACTGCCAATGCTTTTATTTGTCTTAGTAATACATCTAATCCAAGTTATGCCTTTCCAAGCTATTTAGGAACTGCTTCCAGCGGTGCTTATTTTTGGGGAGCTCAGCTTGAGGCACAGGCAGCAGCTACAAGTTATATTCCAACGACAGCGTCTTCAGTAACTCGTAGTGCAGATTCAGCTATTCTGAGTACAGTTTCTCCTTGGTTCTTGAGTACATCAGGTTCAGTATATGCTGAATTTGTACAGCCTTCAGTTATTTCTGGATCTATTGTTTCATTTAATAATGCTTCTTCTAGTGAAGAAATTAAATTAAACATCAGCGGAACAGACCCTAAACTAACAGTTACAGACGGAGGAGCCTCTCAAGTATCTTTGGACGCAGGAACTGTAGGCTCTAATACCGTGTATAAAATGATTATTACGTATCAAGCTAACAGTTTTAAAGCTTGTATTAACGGAGGTTCTGTTGTAACAGACACATCAGGAACACTTCCAACCATTGATAAACTATATTTAGGAAAAGACGGTGCTGCTTCTCCTGAGTATTTGAACGGATGGTTACGTAAAGTAAGGTATTATCCTAACGTTTTAACTGATGCTGAGATGGTATCTTTAACAACCTGAGGTAAAAATGGAAGACGTAAGTCATAAAGAGATCTATGATCGTCTTGTTCAGGTTGAACAGAAGGTGGACAAGATTGATGCCAACACCAAAGACATGGTAAATGCCTTTAATGCTGCCTCTGGTGCATTTACGGTGTTGGAGTGGCTTGCTAAGGCTGTGAAGCCTATTCTCATCCTTGTTGCTTTTGTAGGGGCTATTTATGCCGCTGTAGAGCATAAGATCACTCACTAAGGAACTAACATGATGTCTAAAGGCCAAAAGAAGATCGGTAAGGTTATGGGAGAGTACAAAGAAGGTACTCTGCATAGCGGTAAGGGTGGCCCTGTGGTAAAGAATCGCAAGCAGGCTATTGCGATCGCACTCAGTGAAGCTAATATGCCTATGCGTGGTCAGCGTACTGCTAAGAACAAGAGCAAGAAGAAATGAGGCCAGTAACCGTTGGTTCTAATATAGTAGCGGCTACCCCGACAGTTGTTTATACTGTCCCTAACGGGTATTACGCTAAGTGGAACCTACTGTATGCTTTGAACGGTACTGGTTCTACGAAACATCTTACGGTGACTTGGAGAGATGCTAGCGCTGGAGTAGACATTAACATTCTGTACCAATACAGCATCAGCACAAAAGAGTTTCTGAAGATTGATGGTGGTGCTTATATGGTGATGGAAGAAGGTGATTATATTACCGTTACTTCAGAGTCTGGAAGCTCTTTCACCACAATCTGTACATTTGAAGTAGATAAGAAAGCAGTTGTATGACTTATTTAGAACTTGTTAACGATGTTCTCACGAGAATGCGTGAGCCTACTGTTACGTCTGTGAATCAGAACACCTTGTCTACTTTGATTGGTACATTCATTAATGATGCCAAGAGTCAAGTAGAAGCAGCGTATAGTTGGAATGCTTTGATGGATGACATCAGCATTACCACCAACTCTACAGACTATAAGTATGCTTTGTCGGTTAATACCAAATACAAGATTGACCAGATCCTTAACCTGACTAAAAACATTGAAGTAACAAACAAGCCTCGTAACTGGATGGTTAAGCATCAGAACCTCGGTAACGTGGTTAAAGCAGTTCCTAGTTATTATTGCATTGATGGCTCCAATGCCTCAGGTAATCCTTTGTTGTCTCTCTATCCCAAGCCTGACGGTGTTTATAGTCTGACAGTGTTTGCTACCAATCCTCAGGATCCTTTGAGTGCCTCCACTGATGTGCTCTTGGTTCCTTCAGAGCCTGTGATCCTTGGTGCTTTTGCTCGTGCTCTGGTGGAGCGCGGGGAAGACGGTGGATTGAACAGCTCGGAAGCCTATGCTTTGTATCGTACTGCTTTGAGTGACGCTATCGCTATTGAGTCTGCTACGGTGGTGGAAGAGTCTGAATGGGTGGCTGTCTAAATGAGTCAAACAATCCAAACCTTTAGCATCACAGCTCCAGGCTTTTATGGGTTAAACACCCAGGATAGCTCTTTGGACTTAGCTTCAGGCTTTGCTCTTGTGGCTAACAACTGCGTTATTGACAAATATGGTCGAGTAGGTGCACGTAAGGGCTGTAATCCTTTACACAATGCTTATCCGTATACGCTTGATTTAGATTTCCTAGAAGAAACATACAGTGAAGACTCTGTATCAACTCTTGGAGTAAATAGTGTTAAAGCTATCGGAGAGTTAATAACTTCTGGTGGAACATCTTATGTTATTATAGCAGGTAACAATAAACTGTTTAAATTTGCTTCAGGTTTACTAACTGAGTTAACTTACGGAGGCGGTGGTGTTGCGCCTACGATTACAGACAGTAATTGGCAGATTGCTTCTCTGAATGGTACGATGTATTTGTTCCAATCAGGGCATGATCCTTTGGTATTCGCTCCAGGAACGTCTACAACGACTTATAGGCGTCTTTCTGAGGTGTCTGGATACAGCGGTACGGTGCAGAGCTCTAATTGCGTCCTGAGCGCTTATGGACGCCTCTGGAACGCTAATACAAGCACCAACAAGGTAACTGTTCAATGGTCTGACATCCTTGCAGGTCAAGTGTATGCCACAGGTAGTGCTGGAACGCTGGATGTAACCAATGTATGGCCTAAGAACAGTGACAACATTGTGGCTCTAGGCGCTCACAACGGTTTCTTGTTTATCTTTGGTCGTAACAATATTTTGGTGTATCAGAACGCTTCTGATCCTTCGGCTATGAGTCTGTATGATGTTGTTACAGGTATTGGCTGTGAGGCTCGGGACAGTGTTTGTAACACAGGTACGGACATTATCTTTATGTCTTCTACAGGTGTACGCAGTATTCTAAGAACAATTCAAGAGAAATCTGCTCCTTTCCGTGATTTGAGCAAGAATGTTCGTGACGATTTACTAACTTCTTTTACAGGAAACGATGTAAGTACAGTTAGGGCAATATATTCTCCTCTGGATGCTTTCTATTTACTATCTTTACCTGGATCAGGTATTGTATATTGTTTTGATATGCGTACTCAGTTGCCTGATGGTTCCGCAAGAGTAACCACGTGGGATTCTTTGATTCCTGATACTTTTGCTGTTAAATCAGACGGAACTTTGTTGCTAGGAATGGTCGGACATATCGCTCAATACACCGGTTATACAGATAACGGCGATACATATCGCTTCCAGTATTTTACCAATAATACTGACTTTGGTGCTCCTTCAGTTACCAGCATCCTAAAGAAACTGTCTGCTGTTGTGATCGGCGGTTCTAACCAAGACTTGGTGTTTAAATGGGGATATGACTTCACTGGCGATTATCAGGCTTCTGCTGCAAATATCCCACTACAAGGTGTTGCATATTATGGTTCCGCAGAATATAATGTATCAGAATATGCTGGTGGAACATCTTTACAGACATTGGCGGTATATCCTAACGGGTCAGGTAAGATTGTGCAAACAGGCTATGAGACAGACATTTATGGTTCTTCTCTTAGTATTCAAAAGATTGAAATTCAAGCAAAGAATGGAAAGGTAGTGTAATGTCAAACTACGTAAAGACCACTAACTTCACAAGCAAGGACTCTCTTGCTTCTGGAAACCCACTAAAGATTGTTAAAGGCTCGGAGTTTGATGTAGAGTTTAACGCAATCGCTACTGCTGTTGCCTCTAAAGCTGATAGCAGTAGCCCTACACTGACTTCGCCTATTCTGGTGACTCCTGAGCTTGGAACCCCTGTATCAGGGACTCTAACCAACGTTACAGGGCTTCCTTTGACCTCAGGTGTTACTGGAACCTTGCCTGTAGCAAACGGAGGCACTGGAGCTACTTCTATTACGTCTGGAGCCTTGGTTAAAGGTAATGGAATAAGTGCTTTTAGTGCTGCTAGTGCTTCTGATATTACTACGGCTATTGGTTCTACAGCTGTAACTAATGCTACTAATGCTACTAACGCCACTACGGCTGCTACGGTGTCTACCACGGTAGCTTCTGGGGCTACTGGAACCACGCAGTCCAATGGCGACAATAGCACTAAGATGGCTACCACGGCTTATACTCAAAACATGGCAGTTGGTTGGGGACAAACATGGCAAACAGTTACTAGATCTGGTGGTACTGATTATCAGAACACTACGGGTAAGCCTATTCAAATTGCTATAGTGCTTACTGGCGGGGATTATGATAATGCTACTATTTACATAGGAACTTCTACAGGTTCGTATGTAAAGGTAGGTTATGTTTATCAGATTGGAGCTGGAACATATCAGACTGTTTCATTTATTGTCCCTAACAATCATTATTATAAAGTTGTGTTGTCTGGCGACGTTATTGATTCATGGGCTGAGTTGCGTTAATGATTACTCACCACTTCTCAGATGGTCTATACGCCAAGGAAACTCGTATTCCTGAGGGTCAGATGCTGATGCAACATAAGCACAGCTATAATCACATGAGCATCCTTGCCAAAGGTAAGGTAGTTGTTCTTGTTGATGATGAATCTAAGATTGTTGAAGCTCCAGCTTGCTTGGAGATTAGTGCTGGTAAGCACCACGCTGTTAAAGCTTTGACTGATTGTGTTTGGTTTTGTATTCACGCCACTGACGAGACTGATCCGTCTAAGGTTGATGAAGTCTTGATAAGTAAAGGGGAATAATATGGCTTGGGTTGGAGGACTAATTGGAGGAGGCCTGGGACTTCTAGGCAGTGTAATAGGCGGCAACAGTGCGGCTGACGCTGCTCAAACGTCTGCTAATGCTCAGTTACAAGCAGGTCGAGAGGCGGCTGAAGCTGCTCGTTTCCGTCCGGTAGGTATTACTACTCGGTTTGGTTCTAGTAATTTTCAGTTTAGTCCTGAAGGTTATCTGACCGGAGCAGGCTATACTGTTTCTCCTGAACTACAGGCTTATCAGAATCGTTTGATGGGTCTTGCTGGTCAAGGACTGACACAAGCAGAACAAGCTCAGGCTCAGTATGCTCCTTTGACAGGCGCTGCTAGTGGTTTGTTTAATCTTGGTCAACAGTATCTGGCTCAGTCTCCTGAGCAGGTTGCTCAAGACTATATTGCCCGACAGCAGGCTTTGCTGGCTCCTGGACGTGAGCGTGAGAGCGCTGCCCTAGCCACTCGCTTGCAGAACACTGGTCGTGGTGGTCTAGCAATCGCTCAAGGCGGTGGCTTGCAAGCTGCTAACCCTGAAGCAGCAGCATTGGCTAACGCCCGTGCTATGCAGGATCTTCAGTTGGCTGCTAATGCCACTCAAGCAGGTCAGCAACAGGTTCAGTTTGGTCAAGGACTCTTTGGTGCTGGCGCTGGTTTGTTGGGTAACTACTATGCTGGTCAGAATGCTGCCTTGGCTCCGTTCCAATCAACGTTGGGCTTGACTGGTACGATTGAGAACTTGGGTCAGTCTCCGCTGGACATTGGTGCTCAGTTGGGCGGTCGTAGTGCTACTGCAGGTGCTCAGGCTGGTCAAGCGCTGCTGTCAAGCGGTATCAATGCTGCTCGTACTTTACAGCCTGCACAGGCATATAGTCCCTTTGGTTCTTTGTTATCAGGTTTTGGAAACAATCCTCAACTCTCACAAGGAATTGCTAACTGGTGGAATCAACCTCCAGCAGGGTGGGGAACATCAGGATTACAGAACGCTGCCGGTGTGAATTTCCTCACTGGTAATAACTACGGTTAAGGAGCACTAATGGCTACTGATATTGTTCAAGGCTTGTTTGGCCTTACCCCTGAAGCTTATCAAGCAGAACAGAACCGACAGGCTCAAGCTGAGGCTCTGAGGTTTGCTCAGTTGGATCCTTTCCAGCAGGCTAACTATGGCCTGTACATGGGCGGTCGCCAGCTTGGTGGTCTTGTAGGACAGGCTCTGGGTGCTCAAGACCCTCAGTTGCAGATGATTAGCAAGACACAATCCTTACTTCGTGGTATCAACCCTTCTGATGAGAAATCTATTGAAGCAGGAATTCAAGAAGCGGCTCAGTTTAACCCTCAACTGGCTTTTTCATTGAAAGACACTCTTCAACAGCTTCGATTGAATAAGTCCAAGATTGAAGCAGAAGCAGCGTTGACTGAGCAACGTTTGCGTGAAAAAGCTGCTGCTGATCCCTTTGAACAGCTTGTGCGTTCAGCTAAAGCAACCCCTGCATCTTTAGCTAAATATAAAACATCTAAAGATCCTGCTGATCTGGAATGGATTGAAAAACCTTCTCAAACAGAGATTCAAAAGCTTCAAATTTATCGAGATACTTTAACCGATCCTAAGAAAATCGCTGAAGTTGACGCTGTTATTAAAGCTTCTGCTTCCGCTAAAGGTACAAATATTAGCCTTAGCATGACTCAGGATAAAGGAATTAACAAGAACAAAACAGATCTTGCTGGGGATGTTGAACAGGCGGCCCTTAATGCTCCTGATCGAATTCAAATGGCCGGAAGTGTTCGTAATCTTGTTGATAAAGCCTTTACTGGTTTTGGTTCTGACGCAGGCCTTAAAGCTGCACAGGTTCTTGA